GGCCGACTCATCGAATCCATGGATATTATTAAGCTATCCGAAGAAGAGGGAGCCATCATTGATCCCAAAACGGGCGTGAGTGACGCCTCCTCCATCATGCTCCTTGCGGCTGGCGATGAATACAAAGATGACGCACAGAAACGCCTTCAGGGTAAAAAGAATCGTCGTATCGTGTTGATAGCAGATGAATTACAAGACTGTTCTGCTTCTATAATTAATGAGGCTATCTGGGGATTTAAGGGCGCACAGGAACTCTACGTTGTCGGAGCGGGCAACCCCGCATCCATATTCGACCCCCATGGGAAGTTCTGCGAACCAATCAAGGGATGGATGAGTGTGGATGAGGATACTCCAAATTGGAAAATCAGGGTGGCGGGTATTGAAGGGATATGCATCCGCTTTGACTCGGAGAAAGACAACCCAAACCAACAAGCCTTTGAGCAGGGGAAAGGACTTCGCTACCCATTCCTTCCCAAGCCCAATGATGTAACCCTAGCCAAAAAGGAACTAGGAGAACTTAACCCGCAGTTCTGGCGCAAGTTTAGGGGATTCTGGCCACCCGCAGATGCTGATGATTCAACTATTGTTTCGGATATACTTCTGGCCCGCCATGGGGCTTTAGATAAACCGATCTGGGACGGAACCCCGAAAGATATAGCAGGAGTTGATCCCAGCTACACGGAAGGTGGAGACCGCTTCGTCTTTACCCACCTTAAATATGGGAAGTTGATCTCAGGCAAGTGGGCTATCGCTGTCGAGAAGCAGTATGTTCTCAACCGAAGGGCGGGGTCTCAAGAGGACTTCCAATATGAGATGATCCAACAGATTAGCGATCTGTCTATCAAGTTGGGAATCCCGAACCAATGGATAGGGGTGGACGCCTCGGCTGGTGGCATCTTCTGGTCTATTGGGGAGCGGGAACTCCTCAAGGGATGGCATGCGGTATCCTTTGCTGGCGCGGCCTCAGATTTGCCAGTAAGCGCCCAATACGCCATGAGGAATGAAGCCACGGGAAAACCCCAAGTTGGCAAGGAATTGTTCCACAACATGGCATCTGAACTCTGTTTTGCTGCCCGCTACTTCTTGGAATGCGAGCAACTGAAGGGCATTAGCCCTGATTTAGCTTGGGAGATGACCCAGAGAAAGTATGCCCGAAGGACGCGAAAGATCATCATAGAGTCTAAGACCGACATGAAAAAGCGCATCGGAAAGTCTCCCGACTTGTTCGATTCATTCGCCGTTGGACTTTTCGTTGCCCGCAAGGTTTTCGGAGCCATGGCTGGAAGTGAGGCTATAGCAGAAAAGAAAAGACTTAACACCGAGTCATTCAAGAAGCTCAAACAGTCCTTGACTTTGCGAAGGCAATGGTAGACTCTACGCTGGATTTTTTCTATGGCCGAACTACCGATTGCTATTGCGGATATTTGCATTTTTCAAGGGGCAACCTTTGACCAGACTTTGTTTTATGAAACAGGAGAACCATCAACACCTGTTAATCTTGCGGGATATACAGCCAAGATGCAGATCCGCTCAAAGCCCGAATCCAAGGCAGTAATTCTTGAATTATCAACAACCAATGGTAGAATCACGCTTAATTACGGATCAAACAATGGGGCTATTCGACTATTTATTTTGGCTACTGACACGGCAACGCTCTCGGTCTGTGATAAGGCCGTATATGACCTTGAGCTATACAACGGGGCCGTCACAACCCGTATTCTTCAAGGTAACGTAATCATTTCCCCAGAGGTAACCCGATGAGTAAGATCTGTATTCCTATTCCTTCCAGTAGTGTTATTGGCGTTAGCTCAACGCCAATTACAACCCCCAGCGTCAACATCCTTCGGGTTGAGCCATCAATTACTGGATTAACTGGCGGTGGGGCAACTAATCTTGACGGCCTTGTTACAGCAACAGGAAATTATGTTGTGGGAATTTGTATCTTTCTTGTAATTAGTGGAATCCCTGCGATTTATCAGCTTGTCAGCGGAAGCAACGCCGAGAACTCACCATCTATTATTCGCCCAAACGATTTTGATGAAATGACCAACGCCAAGGTTTGGATACAAAGAATGTAACAAAATGAAATATATTCTCTCGCTTATTATCAGTGGAGCCTTGGTTGTTTCGGGCTTCGGGCAAACAAGGAACGTGCTTGTAAATACCAATAATGTGGTGGTTCAACCAACCAATTTCTGGAGTGCCGATGCTGCCAATGCTCGGGCTGGACTTGGACTTGGCAGTGTGGTCACCAATTCCTCTGCTGCTTTCCAGCCATCTTCTTCAGTTTTAACAAATCTAGCTTCCAGTAATGCGGTTAATCTTACCAATCTTAGCGCCACAAATATCGTTGGAACTGTTGCTATCAGTAATGGAGGAACTGGAGCCACAAATAATGGTTTGGCAAGGACAAATCTTGGATTGGGCTGGTCTGCCCTCACCAACAGCAACGCCTCAACATCGCTGCTCGGCTTCACCACCAACGGCCAAGTGGTCGCCAATACGGGGACCAATGTGCTGACGTTCACAAACAATGTTAGTTTTTCGGGCGGGCCGATCGTCAACGGATCAGGCGTGTTTTACGTAACGCCCACCAACGGGGGTCTAAACCTTGAAGAGGGACTGATTACCGATGACAGCAACAACACGGTGCTAAGTTGGTCAGGCGGCGACGAAACCATTTTAAGCGTTGGCAGGGCTCTTGGTTTTGCGACTACCAATGTTGCCGCCACCACCCGCACCAACCTCGGCCTTGGAGCAACAAATGCTGTCAGATTCGGCAGCATATTGCTTTACCAAGATGGCGAAACAACTAATGCAATAACTTATGGAGCCGATACATTATCCTTCAGCCAGAATGGCGTGCCGTTTTTTTCATTGGACGGTGCAAGCGGAGGCACGGTGCTGTTTGAAAAACCCATTTCTTTCCTTGGCACCAACGCAATAACGAATGCGGCCACAACCCGCACTAACCTCGGCCTTGGAGCAACATGGCTCACTAACACCAACGCTGCAAATTTTCGTACTAATCTTGGACTTGGATTGGCAGCATTAACAAATACAAATACTTCTAATTTTCGTTCAGATATGGGCCTTGGATGGTCTGCACTGACAAACACAAACGCTGGAACCAGCCTTGTTTCTGTTGATACAAATGGATCTGTAGTAAGCCCGACCAACTTTTGGCAACTGGCTCCGATTGCGACAACGGTTGCTTTTTCTACTACATCTACAAACTCTACAAATACAGCGACAAATTCCCGAAACCTAATCATCCAAAGCCTTTCCTCCAATATTGTCACCACAACCAACACGTTGTTGCTGCCAACCAACACCTCCACATTCAATGGTGATACGGCAGTAGTTATTCATGCTGGTGGATCGGGATCAGAAACGGCAATCCGTCAAGATGGACAGACATCAAATCTGATTGTTCTGACCAACTTCGATCATACTGTAAGATTTCTATACTTTAATAATACATGGGACTTCTACCACAACTTGGCCTATGTCGAGCCCATCTACTTTTCTGGAACCAATGCAGCAGCCAATGCGGCGGCAAGTAGGACGAATTTGGGACTTGGTGCTACAAATATTCCGCAATTTGAGAGTGTTGATATTCAGTCTTTTGACGGGGCTGATACAGGATTTGTAGGAAGAAATGCTGGTGGTGTTTTGGTAATTAGGGGAACAAATGTAACAACATCAGTTCCAGCTTTTTTTGGTTGGACTGGATTTGAATCTACGGCACTTAGCGCGGGGGAGTCCCGCACAAACCTTGGCCTGCCGCTTCCAGCACTCACCAACACCAACAATGCCAACTTCCAAGCAGCAGTGTTTGCCACAAATTCTAACCCGACAAATGCTGTAAATTTCAACACTCATGCCGCTTGGATGGAGGTTACCGTACAAACCAATGGCAGCAATGTCAGCTTCCGTGTTCCATTGTATAAATGACCAACTACTGGAGACTTGAGAGAGATATTGAAATCGTCCAAGGAAAAACTTGGACGGCGAAGTTTCGTTATCTGACCAAGTCCTGCAAGGGGAAGTCTAATGTCCCAGTCAATCTTTCGGGCTACGGGGCCAACATGGTCATTCGGGAGTGTGCCAAGGATAGTGCTACTTTGCTCACATTGACCTCTGGAAGCGGGATTACGCTTGGTGGGAGTGCTGGAACAATCGAAATAGAAATTACCGCCACGCAGGCTTCTAACCTTACGGCTGGAGACAATGTCTACGAAATCGAACTCTACCAAGGCTATACCTACATTGCGTTCGCTACGGGTAAGGCCAAGGTCTACGAGGAAATCGCCCGAAGCTAACCAATGGAAGTCATCGAAGTAACAGAGAGGGAAGTTGAGGTCATTGAGGTCATTGAGCGCGGGCCTGCTGGCCCTACGGGTGCGACAGGCCCTCAAGGCCCAGCGGGGGCTGGCGGCGTCACATCGGTCACGGGAACTGCGCCTATTGTTTCCTCTGGAGGCACGACACCCGCGATTTCCGTCACGGTAGGTAGTGCGGCCAACACGGTGTGCGCTGGCAACGACTCACGAATCGTTAACATTCTAAAAAGCGGAACACCCGCAGGAGCATTTAGCGGAGGCTCAGGCGGAACCATAGACCTGTCTGGCGGAAATGCCGATGCCACTTTTGGAAACGGTGGCGCGGCTGGAACTATAAATCTTTCGGGCGGTGACGCTGGCAACGATGGTGCTAGTGGGGGTGGCTCTATAAACTTGTCAGGCGGATCGGCAGATGGCGGCAGCGGCGGAAGCATTAGCCTAATCGGCAATGAAGGTGCCGCTGGATCAATTAACTTGTCTTGTGCTACTGGAAATAATGGCACAGGCGCAGGCGGATCTATTACGTCAACTGGATTTTTCAATGAAAGCGGCGGATCGCTCAACATGAGCGGGGGCAGTGAAGGCGGTGGCGGCAGCATTAACACCTCCGACGATGGCGGTTCTATAAATACGACAGCCGCCTTTATTGAACTCGGACGCTCGGATGTTCGCACCACACTCACAGGAACGGCAACAGCGAATCGGGCGATTTCGCTGCCGAATGCCTCTGGCACCATCGCGCTGACCTCCCTTGTCGGCGCATCCGCCGAACTCGTCATCGCCTGTAGCGACGAGACAACCAACCTCACCACGGGCACCGCCAAGGTCACTTTCCGTATGCCTTACGCCATGACGCTCTCCAGCGTCCGCGCCTCGGTCAACACAGCACCGACAGGCAGCACTCTCGTCGTGGACATCAACGAAGGCGGCAGCACCATCCTTTCGACCAAGCTCTCCATTGACGCGAGCGAACTGACCTCAACCACTGCCGCAACCGCCGCCGTTATCTCCGACACCGCGCTGGCCGACGACGCCTCAATCACCATCGACATCGACCAGATCGGCTCAACCATCGCGGGCAAGGGGTTGAAGGTTGTCTTGAAAGGAACACGGGCGTGAGTGCTTTTGTCATCAACTCCTACGCTTTGGGCGGCGAAGATCCCGACGCCGCCGCCTACCTCAACGCCGTAGAAACTGCCGACACGCAGGCGCTTGAAGCAGCCGTCCGCAAGGCGGTGGATGATTTTGTCAAGGGCTGCAAGGTCGACGGCATCTGGTCGGCTATCACAGCGTCCTGCATTCTGGCAGGGGCAAGGACGCTCGCAGGCGCTCTCACGCCGCTGGTCGGCCCAGCCCCGACCAACGTGAACAGCAACTTTGTCAGCGGCGATTACAACCGAGAGACGGGGCTAATCGGAGATGGCAGCACAAAATACCTCAACTCTAATAAGGCGGGAGATTCCGAAGCATTAAACTCCTACCACATGGCCGCATGGCAGACCGTGGCTGACACCAGAGGCACGGGGGTTACAACGTCTTTGTTGGGAGACACATCGGGGGCCGCTGTCGAGGCAACTATTCTTGCCTACACGGCAAATGCTGGAAATGCGCTGATCGGACGCAACCGCAACACTACCGTCTCAACGCACCCCTCCGCCACACGAACAACGATTGGTTTTTTTGGCAACAGCCGCTCCGTATCGTCAGAATATATTTTGCGGGGCAACGGCACAAATAGCACATTTGCCATAGCGTCCAACAGCCGAGCGCCACGAAATGTCACGGTCTTTGCGCGTGATGGTAGCTTTTTAACCGACGCTCGCCTGTCTTTCTACTCCATCGGATCGGCCATTGATCTCGCCCTGCTCAACACCCGCGTCGGCACCCTAATGACCGCCATCAACGCCGCCATCTAATGAAAGCCCTCTACAACACCCAAACCAACGCCATCCTCCCGTGGCCCCGTATCGACGAGGAACCCGTGGTCGGCCTCGACGCGCATCTGTTGGAGATGGATGTGGCGCAGGAGTCGCAGCCTGCTTACGACCCAGCCACTCAACGGTTGGAAAAGACCGAAGTTATCGACGCGGAAGCGCGGACGGTGACGCGAGGGTGGAGCGTGGTGGATGTGCCTGTGGCGACCTTCACCGCAACCGAGTGGGTGGATCAGCAAAAGTTTGACGGCAATCGGCCAACAACCTTGCTCTACCTCAAGCTGCAACTCGACGCCGCAGGCAAGTCCTCGCCAAAACTTGCCGCCGTGCAGGGCTGGCTCGATACCATGATCATCGCGGGTGTGACCGCGCCCGATGAGAAACGGAGCGACTATCCAGCCGCGCCGTTTTCTTTTGAGGCCGCAAGCCAAGAGGCGTTGGCTGTGTTGCAGTCTTGACTTAACCATAAATCAACCATAATCTATTAATTCATAATGGCTTCTAACGGCAACGCAGAACTGGAGAATCTAAATGAGGCGGGATCTCCACCGAAAAAGCGGATCAAATCCTCCGACAATCTTATCTCCATTGCAGATAAGTATATCGAACAAGATGAGGATGCGGCCTATCTTCGGGCGCGGGCTCAAGCCCTAGTCAATGGCGAAGCGCCATATGATGCAGAAGAACTTAAATCAAAGGGACTTACGCATGTAGTCAATGCAAACTTTGGAGAGGCCAATGCCATTATGGAAGCGGCTTTGGCTCCCTATATTGAACTCCAGAACGGGGTTCCTCGCATTGCCAACGTCACCATGGACTCCTACGGTGGAGACTCCAACGAAGATTCCGAGATCATCTCCGAAGAGTTTGATTGGATGCTCAAGGAGTGGAATGACCATGCCTATAACATGCAATTACTTTCTAGAGAATTCGTGGGAGATGGAGTTGGAGTGGCCATGTGGCCCGACGAACGTTCCATCTTTTGGGAGCCCTGCGGACTCAAAGACTTCAAGGTAGCCCGTGATACAAAAGTGTCCGACGAGTCTATCGAAGTAGCCATCGTCCAACGTTCCATGAGTGTTAGCGAACTTTACAACTACATCCGCAACCCCAAGGCAGCGAAAGCCCTTGGCTGGAATCTAAATGCAGTTAAACAAGCCATCTGGAAAGCTTCGACCAAGCGGGACCAGTGGAAAAACTACACCGCTCACTGGGAAGACTTTGAGCGCGAAATCAAAGAGAATGATCTTTATGCTGGTGAGTCAGCCTACCATCGGGCTCAGTTGGTCTACGGTTATAACAAGGAGTTTGATGGCAAGTTCACCCAGCTAATCGGCAGTCGGGATTCTTCGGATTTTCTCTACGAGCGTTACAGCCGCTATGGGAATGTAAATCAATGTTTCGTCATCTTCACTTATGGAGTCGGACAAGGAACATTCCACACCATTCGCGGACTCAAGCAGAAGATCTACAATCAGATTCAGATTTCCAACCGCGTGTTGTGCCAAGCCGCCCAAGCCGCCATTACCTCTGGCCTCATCCAGTTACAGGGTGACGCCGAGGCCATCCAAGACTTTCAATACATTGAGGTCGGGCCTTATACGTTCATCCCTAGTGGGCTGACCCCGATCCAACTTCAACCTCCCGCCGTAGCGACTCAGGGTCTTCCAGTTTACAACCTGATGAGTCAGGTGTTGCAGAATAACACTGGTAGCTATCGCACTCGTGGTCAAAACCCTGATGGACAAGCCCGCTCCGCCACCGAAGTTGTCCAGCAAGCCCGCCAAGAGTCTACGCTCAACGCCGCAGCACTGGAACTCTTTTATACTCCGTATAACAAACTCCTTACCGAGCAATACCGTAGAGCAGTAAGCCCTCTCCTCACAGCTAATGATAAGGGTGGAAGACTGGCCCTAGAATTCCGCAAACGCTGCCTCCGTAGGGGAGTGAGCGTTGAGCGCATGCGCCAGTTCTTGAAGGTTACAGCATTCAGGGCCATGGGAGACGGAAGTCCCGTAATGACTGAAATGGCCTCCAAACAACTCATGGAAC